TTGTTTTAACGTGGGGACATCCACAAAAAAATATTGTTTTGTTATTGTATCCGTGTTTATTCACGGGAAAGGTCACAACCGGAATGACCCGATTCTATCCAGTAAAAGGGTAGACTGTGCCTGGCACAATGTGACCTATTTATGTAACATTTTCACCTAGGTCTTTAGGTTACTTTGATTGATATTTAATTCGTATTCAAGGAACAAAGAACTTTTATTTTTTCGGATTTATTCATTCTTTACAATCGTATTTTTACCGGATGTATTATATAAATCATTATGTATTTATCCGGTGAACCGTTCCCGTTACAACACCCTTTTTATAGGGTATACGGTTCTAAAGCGTGAATGAAAACGCTTGCTATATTGAAAAGGTTTATAGATTGAATGAAACATTCAGATATGATACAATGAAAGATGGTTGAGATTGTTCTTTTTTGTATCATTGCGGTGAAGCACCGGTAAAACCTTTTTCAATACGTTTATAGTTGCTTGCCGTTCTGTAGTAATGCCATGCCCGAAAACATAACCATCATAGTTTTACAAGTTGCCGTTGCCATCCTGCTATAGAGCATCGTGTCAAGTTTAACATCCCCGTTCTTACTTGTTTTCGCAACGTGCGCTTGTTCGGTAGTCTTTTATACTTTGGTTAGACTTTGCACCATGTACAACCTACTTGTACATGTTCTTAACGTTTGGTGTATGACCTTTTTACAATGGCTGTTAAGATAGCCACGCTCGGACATTCTGCCGAACCAACGAATTAATAAGTCAATCGTTACAAATGAGTAACGGTTAAGGTTCCGACCCTCTTGCGTATGCACTAATATGTGGGGTATGACCCCTGTCCTTGTGGACATCTTTGATTATACGCTTATTAGACCTTTTTACAAGTCTTTTTTTAGATTTTTACTATTTTTGTTACTATTGCACAATTTTTTATTGATGTTTTAGTAATTATGCACAAATTGCGGATAACTATGTGGATAACTTTACTATATCTGTGGATAACTTAACCGATAACATTTTATTGTACCACTGTACTATTCTAATAATACAGTCTTTCGGAAA